TTTTGTTAAGGTTCTGCAACCCATAAGACTAGGATTTTAAGTTAATCCAGAAAAACTAGTCATGTATTTACCCGTCAGACAGGAGGGGGTTGTTATAGAGTTAACTCTCTCTTTAACCGTTGAGGAAAGCATATGGGGCAAATCGTAGAACAGAGACAGATATAGTTGTTGATGTAGCAAAATTGAATGACATAATTGCATTGACTTGAGTAACATTGATTAAAAAGACAAACGAAGCTTCTGTTCCCAATGGACTGAGAACACTCGTAACAATAGCAATTGACCCAGCAGTTATGGAAACTGTTGGATTAGCAACACCAGTTCCAATAACAGACATAGCAAGTAGGAATTGATTAGTTGATTCGAACGTAATTGAATTTAAGTTAAAATCAACAGACAATCCACCAACAAGTGCGCCTGCAGTTTGAAAAAGGTTTGTTTTGGTTCCGGTAAAATTAGCTCTAAGAGATCTAGCAGCAAAAAGACTGTTGTAATTCAAGTTTGGCGTATCAAGCTCAACAATATAATCGACATACAGTTCACCAGCCTGGCCAACATTTGCATTGCATGTTGCAACGTAAAAATCACCAAGGTCATAGGTTTTTATATCGGTAAGCGGGACATGTCCTTGTCGAATAAACTTTTGAGCACCTAATTTATGCATATCTACCTGGTGGGCAGAATAAGAGCAATGAGACCATAAACTAGATCGAACAGCACCTGCAATATTCATGATTTCGGTTTTTGTTTGAGGAGGTGTATCTGAGGCATCATAATCGATACCCATGAGCAGAACACCGGGAGTTGTGGTTGGCACTACAGATTCGTAAATAAATGATAATTTTCGAAACCTGTATGACTCATAATTACCAGCAATGTTTGACAACCAAGGAAAACATATGGGAAGACCAGGGTTAATGGGCAGATCAAGAAACAAATCAAAATCATCGTCATTTCTGACTGTGATATCTGTTATGTATTCTCGATGGGCAATAACTACTTTTCCAGACCGAGTACCTGATATACTGGCACGGGGCATTAAAGAAGTAAAAGCAGTATTGACTGGAGCATTTTGCCTAAATGTGGTAAGCTTTGTAAGCCTATCAGATTTAGTAACTTTCTTGGAGCGCTTGTTCCGCTTTCTCCTAAAGTTGGGGCGTTTGGATTTTGGATTTGACATTAAATTGAAAGAAAACTCGTTTAATAAGGTAGTTTTCCCTTCACCCGAACTCCACTCTTGGTCGAATGAGTTCAAAATTAATTAAATCATCCCCAAAGTGCGTAACAGCAAAATTAATTGTAACATTCTTTAAATGACATTCCATATCCAACTGTTGCTGAATTGAAATATTAAAAGCATTGGCAAAAGAGACACGACAGCAATCGCTGATTAATTTGGGTTTAACCAATCCAATCTGCTTGCTAAAGTCATACAGTTCTCGCTTAGCACGTAAAACAAGGGCAAATTCACCATCAAATCTCGGCTTAAAGCCTGCAGACTGGCGAATCAACATCAAAGCATACTCTTGAAGAACAGGTATACCTTGATTTAAAGAAAGTTCACACAAGCCAATAGCTTGCATCTGTTGTTTACTTTGGCTAGTTGACCAAAATCTTGTTCCAACTAGGCCGTTTGACATAACTTTATAAGGATTGCGAACGAACTTATAAAGACCAGGTAAATACTCCACTGGATTTGATTGGCACCAAATAACTTGTTCCAATGATGTGGCTTCACATTG